CCCAATTTTGTGCAAATGGAGTTCGGAAGGTAGGTAGTCTAAACAAAAAAGGAAAAGATAATGAAATTAAAAATAGAATATAAAAAAATTGATGAATTAATCCCATACATTAACAATAGTCGGACACATAGTTTTGACCAAGTGCAACAAATTGCGTCAAGCATAAAAGAGTTTGGTTGGACTAATCCCTTATTGCTTGATGGCGAAAACGGAATCATTGCTGGGCATGGCAGGTTGCAAGCCGCCCGATTGCTTGGTGAAAAAGAAGTGCCCACCATTCAACTTGATGGTTTAACCGAAATGCAAAAGAAAGCCTACATTATTGCCGACAATAAATTGGCATTAAATTCAGGTTGGGATAATGAATTGCTTGGGATTGAAATAACAGATTTAAAAGAATTTGGATTTAATGTTGATTTGCTTGGTTTTAGCAAAGATGAATTAAAAGAATTTGAATTTGAAAATGACGATGAAATGAAAGATGAAAATTCAGTAATTAATGAATCTAAAAACTTATTAATGATTGAATGTGTTGATGAAAGGGAATTGGAATTAATTTTTGAAGAAATGCAAAATAGAGGTTTCCAATGCAAAATTTTAAGTTAAAACTAATTTCGCCTGTTTCAACATCATTCAAATGTGTTAAAGCCGCTAATAGTTTAGATATTGATGCAGAAAAAAAATCAATACATGAATTTAATGTTTCAGCAGATATAGAAACTAAATTTAATATTGGTTTAATTGTTGGCGCATCGGGTAGCGGTAAAACAACATTGGCAAAACATATATGGGGGGATGATTGTTTTGATGAAATTTTAAATCCAAAAATTCCTGTTATAGAACAATTTCCTGATAAATATAGTTATGACGAATGTGCCGCAATGCTTTGCGGTGTTGGATTAACAAGTGTGCCATGCTGGATAAGACCAGCCCAAACATTAAGCAATGGGCAAAGGGCGCGTGCTGAATGTGCATTGCAAATGGCGAGAATGGATAAACAAATAATTATTATTGATGAATGGACATCTGTTGTTGATAGAACCATTGCAAAAGTAATGTCGCATTGCATACAAAAACACGCAAGAAAAATAGATACAAAAATAATTTTATTATCATGCCATTACGATGTAATTGAATGGTTAAATCCTGATTGGATTATTGATGCTAATAAACAAACCTATGAAAATAGGAGGTCGCTTTGGCAAACTTATAAACGAACAGAACAATTACAATTTACAATTAAAGAAACAAACAGAAGTTCATGGGCTTATTTTAGCAAGTATCACTATTTAAGCGATAGATTGGCTGGTGGAAAAGCCTATTATTTTGCATTATATGATGGAATGAATGAAATTGGATTTTTGGCTTTTTCAAATTATGTTCCTAAAAGACCAAATGCAAAATTAATATTACATTTTAATAGATTGGTTATACATCCGGATTATTGTGGATTTGGTTTAGGTGTTCATTTTTTAAATATATGTTCAGAAATTATTAAAAATAAAAATTATGAAGTTATGGGTAAATTTTCTAGTGCGCCAGTTTTTAATTCATTAAACAAGGATAAAAATTGGAAATTAAATGCTGTTGAAAGAAAACATAAAGTAACCGTTGGCGGAAATATGAAAAGAGGTAAATCTAAATTTACTAGAATAAATAGTGAAAGTAACGAAAATTCTTTTGGGTTTAGATTAAATGTAAAAACTTATTCTTTTAAATACATTGGAAATAATAATGTCAAATAAATTGCCACCAGAATTGCATATTGTTCGCGGCACTAAAGGATTAAATCAAGGTTCAATATTGCCTGAAAATGTTCGTAAAAGAATACCATTTTCAGAATGGATTGATAGTCCTGATGCTTGGGATGAAAAAAGATTTATTAAAGAAACATCAGATTTTCTATGGGAAACATATTCAATAGGCGCAGAACAACATCGGCATATTTTACAAATGCTGGCTGACCAAATGTCTATGTATATTCGTTGCAAAAAAGGTATTAAAACAAATGGTATTGTTACAACATTTAATAATGGTAAAACAATGGGCGCAAACCCTTATGTTAGCGTGATGAAAGATTCGCTTAATAAGATTGTGGTATTAATGAATGAATTGGGCTTAACACCTAAAAGCCAGTTTGATAGAAAAGGCACTATAAGCGATACAACTTATGGAAGTTTATTGTCTGGCGTTAAAGTTACCAAAAAATGAAATTAGAAGATGGAATTTTTTATGCAATAGATGTAGTTAAAGGAAATATTATTGTTTGCAATAATGTTAAATTAACTTGCCAACGATTTTTAAACCAACTTGAAGATAAACAATGGCAATATGAATTTGTTGCCGAATATGTAGAACATGTGCTGGAATTTTTTGGCACGCTAAAACACACCAAGGGCGCCGATGCAGGCAAACCTTTAATTCTTGAACCTTTCCAAATTTTTGCCATTTGCGCCATTTATGGTTTCCGCAGTAAAAAAGACCATGAAAAACGCATGGTAACAGATGTAATAATTTTTATTCCACGCAAAGCAGGTAAATCAACATTCACCGCAGGAATTAGCCTTTATGAATTGCAATTTGGCGAAGCCGGTGCTGAAGTATTTACATTGGCTACCAATCGCGAACAGGCAACTATTGTTTTTGATGCCGCAAAAGGTTTTGTTGAAAACATGCCATCTGAAGTTAAAAATGTATTTGATGTTAGCAAATATGAAATTAAAAAAACCAATGATTTGCAATCTATGTTTAAAGCCCTATCACGCGATAATAAAAAATCGGGCGATGGGAAAAACGCCAGTTGCGCCATAGTAGATGAAGCCGCACAGATTATAGATAGGAACAGCATTGAGGTTATTCATTCAGGTATGGTTGCGCGTCGCAATCCACTTAGAATTTATATTACAACTGCCAGTTTTACAAAAGATACAAAGTTTTATGAAGATATGCAAATGTTTGAAGCAATGTTGCATGGCGATGCGTCAGACAACCCACATTGGTTTGGATTATTATATGGGCTTGACCCACAAGATGATTGGCGTGACCCAACAACATGGGCAAAAGCAAATCCCATGCACGGAATTAGCATTTATCAAGACGCTATTGCTGAAAGATGCGAACAAGCAAAATTAAAACCTGCCGCATTAAATGAATTCTTATGCAAAACACTTAATGTTTATGTATCTGCTAATAGCGCATGGCTTGATAGGCAATATTGGGATAATAGCATTGGTGAAAACAAAGGCGAGCCTGAATCGGTATTTATAGGCTTTGACCTTGCCGCCACACGCGATTTAAACGCTGTTTGCACGCTTAAACGATACAGCAATGAAGATTACCATGCAGAATTTAAATTTTTCTTGCCTGAAGATGGATTAGCATTAGTGCCTACACATTACCGCGATGTGTTTGACCAAGCCGTTCGTTCTGGCATATTGCATATTACCCAAGGCAATGTAATGGATGACCGCGAAATAAGCGATTATATAAAAAGTCAAGCGACACTTTACAATGTTAAAGAAGTTGGCTATGATGCTTATAACGCCGCATCTTTAATTGCGCGTTTACACGATGCTGGCATACCAGTCAAAAAGGTTGGGCAAGGAATGGCGGTTTTAAGTAACCCATCCAAGCACATAGAAAAACTGGTAATGTCGCAATTCATAAGACACGATGGCAACCCATTTGTAGGTTGGCAGTTAGGCAACTGCGAAGTTTATGAAGATGTAAACGGGAATATCAAGGTGCGTAAGAACGAAGCGGATAAATCAGCAAAGGTTGATGGCATTATTGCCCTGATTATCGCAATGCACTGTTCACTTGATAATCCCTTGGCTTCATCTTCATACGGTTTTCGTAGTTTATAAGGGATTAACATGGCTATTCTAGATATATTCAAAAGAAAATCGCAGACAAACGCCAAAGAAAGCAATACGCTTTTTGGGCAAACCGCCCTTGGTAATAACATTATCCGCAATGCTGGTGCAAAACAATACGCATCATCCAGCCAATTATTATATGTAACAACATCAAGTGCCAATGAAGCAGGTCGCTTGGTGGATATGTCGGTTTTAAGCCGAAATTCAACAATTATGTCTTGCGTTGGCGTTAAAGCACGCGCACTTGCACAATTACCCATTAAAATTATGGCAACAACCGATGATGGTTCATTAGTTGATGCTTGTTTAAGCGATAAAGTTTCAGCACGCGATAAAGCCAAAGCGAAATCTGTTCTAGCCTTATTGCAAGCACCCAATCATTTCCAAAGCCAATATGAATTTTGGTATCAATTCTGTATGTGGCTTGATTTATCCGGCGAAGTGTTTACTGTTTTATGGCGCAAAGACCAAGAAAACAGCCAACAAACACCATTGGAAATGTATGTATTAGATAGCACGCTTATTAGCGCAACCATAACGCCAACCCGTTATCCAACATATAGGCTTTCAACACCATCATACGGTTTTAGTAAAGATGCACCATTGCAAGCGCATCAAGTTATTCATTTAAAAGAAGCGGCATGGCAAGGTTCAGCAGGTTTTAACAAAGGCATTTTAGCGGTTGAATTAGTGTCGCTTGACCAAGATATTGACCTTTATGCAAACTTTATAATGACCAATGGCGCTAAGCCAAGTGGAATGTTTGTTACAGACCAAGTAATTCCTGATACAAAATATAAGGAAATTGCGGCAAGGCTTAAAGAAGCATGGTCAAGCATGACGGGTTCACGCCCAACAGATTTAAGTAAGCCTGGTCAATCCATGTTGCTTGATAATGGCATGAAATATTTGCCAATTGATATGCTTAATTTGCAAGACGCTGATTGTGCCAATCTTAAAATGCAAACAATGAAGCGTATATGCGGTTTATTTGGTGTTCCAGTTGCAATGTTATCTATTGAAGATGGCAAATTTAACAATAGCCAAACAATGCTTGATGAATTCTATAAATCAACCATTTTCCCAATGTTGGTAAACATTCAGCAAAAACTGAAACAAAGTTTATTGCAAGGTTATCCAAACTTATGCGTTGAATTTCAAACAGAATCATTTTTAAGCGGCGCACCGCTTGACCAAATGAATTATGTGGTGGCTGGTGTCAATAACGGTATATTAACGCCTAATGAAGCGCGTGCATATCTTGGCAGGGCTGAAATAGAAGGCGCAAACGCATTAAAAGACACAGGTAAACCAACAACAACGATTGCAGGCAGTTCGCCACAAGATACTGGCGGCGGTGGCAATACATCAAGCGTTGGCAAAACTGGTCAAGCAGGCAAAGCATAATGACAAAAAAAGAGTTGAAAGAATTAAGATTATTATTATTAACCGTTCAAATGAAGCAAGCGGCAGACAAGCGCGTTACAATGCCGTTTAAAACAAACGGTATGGAAAATAAAGGGGTTATTATTCATGGCTAAAGATGTTAAGTTTTTTTATGAAAGCGAAGTTGCTTTAGGCGTGAGTGCCGATGAAGCCGAAATGTGCGGAACAATTGAAGCCGTTTTGACAACATGGGGCGCACGCGAAGGTGCAGATGGCAGGCGTTTTAACTATCAGCCTGAAGCATTTAAGGAATGGGCGGCAGGTTACGCTGAAATGGGCAAACCATTGCCAATGTATTTTCAACATAATGATGAATCTTTGCCGGTTGGCGAGTGGACAATGTTTGAATTTGACGATGTAGGCATGACCGGTAAAGGTCGTTTATTTACTAATACAAGCGTTGGCAAAGACCTTTATACTATTATGAAAGAATCACCAAACATGATTGGCGGTGTTTCGGTTGGCGCATACGCAGATGAATATTGCATGGTAAACGCTAATAACGAAGTTATGAACCCACAAGACCCTGCTTATGATGAAGGTTATTTTCAAATCACTAAAGGTGGCTTGCGCGAAGTATCAATTGTTATGCACCCAAACAACCCTGAAGCCAACATAAACAAATTAGAAAATGTTTATCGCGCTGATGGCTCAATTAACCTTAAGGAAATAGAATCTGTTTTGCGTGATGCAGGACTGACCAAGATGCACGCAACCGCCGCATCTAGCATCTTCAACAAAGTAATTAAACTGCGTGATGTAGGTAATGAAACTGTTGAAACGCCACCAAGTTTGAGTGAATCAGACGCGGCGGTTAATGAAACAATTCTTGCCGAATTAAATAAGCGTGAATTGTTAAAACAACTTAATAAACGAATTAAAGGATAAAATTATGTCTGAAATTATTGAAAAGTTAGACGCGATTGAAGCAAATAACATTGCTGAAATTGCTAAAGTTACTGAATCAGTA